AACTGGTTACTGGAATAATAATAACCAAAAAGTGAGTATTTTCAACTATTGAGGTAAAAAAGTATCCGAATTGTGGTTATAATATGGAGAGAGCAGCTAGAAAGGGTGGTTACTTATGGCTCGTGAAGAAAGCTACACAGCAACCTTCTTAGGTAATGCAAGACGCAAAGCTGGTTTTACTCAAAAAGAAGCTTCAGAGAAGACTGGTATTCCACTGGGAACAATCAGACGCTGGGAACAAGGTCAGAATGACCCTGATATGGGTTCGCTTATTCAGTTGGCTGAACTTTATGGCGTTTCCCTGGACGAGATTCTTGGAATGGATAGCTTTAGAAGTAATGGCTTTAAGTATGCAAATAGAGCAGAAATGGCATCTGTACCACTCTTAGGCTCAATCGCTGCTGGGACTCCAATTGAGATGATTAACATTGATGAGACGTATGACATCCCAGCAGATATTCACGACAGATACCCACAGGCATTTCTTCTAAAGGTAGTAGGCGATTCCATGAACCGTGTACTACCTAATGGCTGCTATGCGCTCATTAATCCTTGTCAGGAAGCGTCTAAGCCTATGAAGGCATATGCGGTGTGCGTGAATGGCTTCGATGCAACTATTAAGCGAGTAAGACCACTATCGAATGGCTACGAGCTCATACCAGATAGCATAGATCCTACCTACAGACCTCAGATATTTGATTTCAACGAGATTGACACGCAGCCCGTCTCCATTATTGGTGAAGTTGTGTGGTACTTAGTGCCTTTTGGATTTGAGATTTAGAAGTAAGTTCAACATATAAAGGTTTAAGGAATCGGAAAGGGTTTGGGAAATGGCTGTTTACCAAGACAAAGCAAGAGACCGCATTAAAAAAGGCTTAAGGCGTATGACAACGATTGTCGAGAAAGGACGCGCTGAAGACTTCAAAGAAGCTGACACTCGCAAGATTGTCTCAGACATTCTGTGTGAGTATCTTGGTTGGGATAGATTTGACAATGTCACAGCAGAGCAAATGATTGGCTCCCGATTTGCAGATTATGTCGTTCGCACATCTGATGAGGAAGTGTTTGTCGTTGAGGTTAAGCAGATTGGTCTCAAACTCAAAGAGACACACCTTAATCAAGCGCGTCAATATGCTGTTGATGAGGGTATTGACTGGATTATTCTCACAAATGGTGATGACTGGCAGGTCTATCGCACTAAGCTTGAAGGCAAAATCCCTGTCACAAAGCTGGTATTCAGAGTTACCATCTCTGACAAAGAGACAGCTCCAGCACAGAAAGCAGAGCTGCTTTACCTGCTCTCTGAAGAAGCGCATCGTAAGAATGAGATTGATGACTATTATCAGAGACGCATTGCCCTTTCTGGGGAGAACCTTGCAGATCATATCATCTCAACTGAAGTCATCAATAAGCTGCGAGTTGCTATCAAGAACACCACAGGGCAGAACCTGAAGAATTCAGAAATCGCAGAAGCTCTTGTAGCACGTTTATTCTTGCCTGAAAAGGTTACAGATGACAGCCGTAAGGCAATTGCAAAAATGAAAAAAGATGAGCGTAAGAAGCCTGTAGCAAAGACAAAAGCTGCATCTGAGGAAGAGTAACGAAATAAAAAGCTCCCTGCGTCCGCCAAGACAATACAGGGAGCAACCTCCATCTCGTTAGGAAGGTATGTACATTATGCCACGTAAACGCTCCTCATGGGGTTCAAATCAGCCAATGGGTCCTGGGAAACGCAGAATCCGCTATATGGCAGACACAGGAGACGGTAGAGGGTTCACAAGACACTCTGAGACCGTCTACGGCACACGCAAACAAGCTGATGAAGTATTAGCGCAAAGACGCATAGAACACAGCCAAGACAAGCCTGTGCCAACGCTCAGACAAGCTTTTGAAGCGTGGTGCCTTCCAGAGTTGCAAGAGCAATTAAAGACGGGAGAACTTTCTCAGAATTCATACAAGAACTATGTCAATAGATGGACAAGGCATATAGATCCTGTTTGGGGAAGTTCGCCAATCACGGCAATTAAACCTCTTGGAATCCAGGAGTGGTTGCTTACGATGACGCAGGGAATCGCTAATACATCGCTTATGTTGCTGCGTAAAATCCTCGATAAGTGCGTCATGCTTGAGCTGCTACCAGCAAACCCTGCAAGCGTCACATACAGGATGCCTAAGCAATCAAATAAGCGTGATACGGATGTTTACTCGCTTAGTGAACTTTGCGAGGTTTTAGAAGCTCTACGTGGCTCTGTTGCTTATATCCCAGCTATTCTCTGTGGCATTGGTTCATGCCGTGTTGGTGAGTCATTAGGCGTGAGAAAAGAAAACATCATGTCTTATAAATATGATGGCATGACGCTTGCCATTATTGACATTGATACACAAGTAGATAATAACGGAGAAGTACTAAACAAGCTAAAGACGCCACAAAGCAAGAGACCTATAGTCATTCCAGAGCCATGGTCAAAAGACATTCTCTCAATTGATACAGACTGGCTTACGGATAAAGGCTATGGAAAGCCAGTAAGTCAGCAGGTAGTGCGTTATGTATGGAATAGGCTTCTCAAAGAAAAGAATCTTAAATACATTCCATTTAGAAATCTGCGTAATTCTTGGCGCACTATCATGCGTTGGGAGTTGGGTATAGATTCTGACTATGTAGAGAAGATGATGGGTCATGCTGGAAAGGGCGTTGGTGAAATACACTATGATCGTCCGCAATGGAGACAGTTTGCGGATGTTGTAGGAGAAGCGTGGATTCGATACCGCGCAAAGAGTAATTAACGGTTAGGACATTTTAGGACACGGACAGACATTATATAGTATTTTACCTGGTCTTTTATTCTATCCACAATACAGGTATATTGTTGTCTAGTAATGTTTGTATGTTTCATACTATAGTTTACCTGCGATTATGTAAAACGTTAGTTCGCTAAATTGGTGTGTTTTTAAGATTTAGGACACGCTAAGGACACAAAATACCAAGTCTGTTCTACGCTTTATATTAGCTAGTTTTTAGCTACGTTTCCCCAGTTAAACGGCTTGTTGTAAGGCATTTTAAGGCACGCAAATTACAGAGTGGAGTATTTACTCATAAAAAATACCCCTCCCGCCGAAGCGAGAGGGGTTGTGTGTTACTTAATTCCAGCGATGTATCCGTCATCGTTGGTAGTGACTGTGATGTCACCCGTGAGAAGTTTACCTTCCTTGTCGAAGGCGCAGATATTGTCTGCTCCGACTTCGTAAAGGCAATCTTCAACTCGCGAACCGTCAGAACGCAAATAGTACCAGTCATCTTCGAGCTTGAGCCAGCCAGTAATCATGCGGCCAGTCTCGTCGAGGTAATAACGGTTTCCGTCGCGTTCCTGCCAACCTGTGGCCATGCGGCCGTCAGATCCTAGCAAGTACCAGCTTCCGTTGTACTCGAGCCAATCACCCGATTCAAGTGCGCCAGTCTCGCCGAAGTACCACCAGAACTTCTCAGAGCCTTCCCAAGAAGCATGGACCCAGCCTGTGAGCATCCAGCCGGATTCATTGAAGTAGTACCAGCTAGTGCCAACTTTGAGCCAGCCTGTGGCGTACTCGCTTGATGACTCGCCTGTTTGGTACCACCAGCTGCCCTTGCCGTCTGTGTGCCAGCCAACCTCAGAGCTTGAGCGTACACCAGTCATAACTTCATACCAGTAGCACACACGCTCCATATAGTGAACATTCTGAGAGCCGGCAAGCTCACCGGGGCAAGCGGTCGCCACGATCTGTTTGTGTGGCCTGACGTTTCCACCCCAACGCGGATAGCCAAGTCCGTACTTGATCAAGAGAGCAGCAACAAGATGCGCGCCACTCTCCAAGGTAGCTTCAGAGACAGTCCAGGGTGAAGTGGAGTTATTGGCGTGCTCAATGGAAATACTCTCGCAGTTAGCAACCCAGCGACCACACGCCCATGCGGTGTTGCTCTCCAGTACGTGCTGGGTGATAGTGCCTGCACCGTCCACAGAATAGTGCGCAGACTGTGCCTGCATCCTGTCCCACATGGCTGTAATGGCTGCACCGTCTAAGCCTGTGGCAGCTTCATGGTGAACCACAATATACTGCACAGAATGACCGTCTCGCCCAGCTGAATATGCTGACGTTGGAATATACGCGTCAGCGGTAATCTCGCCTGAAAAATCAGCCATTAGTGTGTCTCCTCGTCTAAAGGGCTCACGCTAGGATTGGTGTAAGTCATCGCACGTTCTGAATCGCTTAGTCCCTTGGTTGTTGGGTCAACCGTGACACCAATAGCACCCAAAACCGCAACTGCCACAGTGCCAATCAGATAGGGATTGCTGATAAACTTCACGAACACATCAGCAAGACTGCTCCATGTTGTGAGGTCAGAGTAAGCCAGTCCAAGGTAAGCCAGGATTGGACTCATAACGATACCAGCCATTCCCAGCCACCATGCGGGATTGTGTAAACGTACTTTCCAGTTAATCATGTGAATCTCCTTAAATGATTTGTAATGCTTGATAATTGCCTAGTGTGTCTGCGCCTGTTCCAGACGCTCCAGCCGTCCCGCCTGATTGCGAGTCACATCCTCGACCACAGCAAGGCGGGTGTCATGAATAGATAGGGTGTCGCGAATATTAGTAATCGTCTCGTCAGTGCGTGACATGTACGCAGTGAAGGCTTTCTGCGTGTCATCCAAGTCACTCTTGAGCTGCTTCACGCCTTCTTCGATGCGCACCAGTCGCATTGCGTCTTCCTGGCTTGCGCGGTTCATCGCCTTAGCGCCATTGATGAGCGTGAGCACCATTCCAAGGAATGAAACAGCTGCGACAATCTGCTCGAATGTTAGTGGGTTCATTCCGTCACCTCTATTCCATACTCTTAGGGAGAACTGGAATAATTCCAGTCGCATAACCGCTAGACCAGTTATAAAAATACACGTGACCGTCACCACCACTCGCTGAACCGACCCAAACTTTAGCCGTGTTATTACCTTCCTGTGTGCCTAGAGGGTAATAGCCATCAATTCCCGGAAGAAGATTATCTGGCATTTGTGCCGTGGTTGTATAAGTTGAATGACCAGCTACAAGGTAACAGTCGAGATACATCATTCCACCACGAACGCAATAACGGACGCGACACGCGCCGTCATCTTGCAGAGTAGTCCAGTGCTTGGAAGTATCTTCTTTTTCTTCGCCTAAAACCTTAATTGTTGGCAGCAAAGATACAGGCTCACCAACGGTAATACCGTTGATTGGCAGACGATAAAGGGGCATACAAGCCGTAGTAGATCCTGAGAGAATGTCACCCTTTACATAGGTTGGGTCTGTTGGATTACCTTGATTGGTTGGAGTGCCCTGGATAACTTCACAGGTAAACTTCTCAACACCGCCAACTTGCTTAGAGTACTTCAACACTACCAAGTCATTGCGCTTGTAACCTGCACGACCATTAGCAACATTAAGCTCAAAAGGCTCTTCATTAGTCACCATACGCGCATCAAAAAGCACGTCACCAGTATCAATACGAACCCTGTTGGCAGTTTGCATGGCAGCCTTGATTTGGTTTTGTGTCTGCAAGATGCCACGCACAGAGCCGGCTACACCAGCAATCAGTCTGCCAATCTGAGGGGCTGTGATGTGGTCCTTGCCCTGAAATGAAATAACACCATCAAAAGCCATTTAACCCTCCTTTACCATAAATTGAGCGAACTCTTCATCACGTTTACGTGCGAGCTCGCGATACTTAGCAGCACAGTCAGGACAGAGAAGATAACTCTGCTGTACACCGTCTGCTGATACTCTGCTTATGCTCTTCCATTGCGAGGTAGCAAAGTCACTTTCAAGAAGAAAGGCTTCTTTCTTGCACCTGTCGCATTGGAAGCGTGCAAAGCCACTTGTTTTTGCCATTAAGCTGTCCTTTCCCATTTGAAGCAGCCAAGAGAAGGTAGTTGTTGCCATCTACCTCCGTAGTTTGATTGCGGGTTAACAAATGAAGTTGTTTCAATTACTGACCCAACAGGGAAAGATGGTGCGACTGCACCGCCTTGAGTTGCTCCCTGGACGTTAATAGTCACGTCACTAGATCCGTCAAATGAAGCTGTACCACTTACAGAGCCAACCAGCTTGATTGTGCGTGGCTGTGAGAGCTTCTTAGCAGCGTTAGCGTCACCACCAGGGGTAGATGCGCCAGCGTATGGATGCGTGTGGCTCGCAGGAGCTGCACCAACTTCTTGTGCTGTGTATGTTGGCTTTGTGGGAAGTTTTACGGTGTGTGTCTGAGCGTCTGTGACGTGTCCTAAAGCGTCAACATTGACCGTTGCGCCTAATTGGACTGTGTCACCCCAAGAAGCGTCTACATTGCTCTCAGAACCGTATGTGCCAGCGGTCACACGAGAAGGCTCATGCGTAAGTGCGACTGTGCCATCCGTGCGCTGAGCCTTGAGAGGTGTAGTTACGGTAACCTCTGCCACTTTAGAGTCAACCTGTAGTGTTGCTCTGCCAATCTCACTAGCTGAGTCCGTTGCTACCTTGCGTGCTTCATTTACCTTGTTCTCAAGGCTCTTAAAGTCTGCTCTAGATACTTCTGCAGAGATAGTGCGTCCAGCAATAGAGATGCCAGTACCGGCTGTGTATGAGCTTGATACTGCGCCTGAGCCTGTGGAAGAGCCACGCTCAGCGGTGCCAGATGAAGAGGTATTACTGGCTGTACCGCCAACCTTGTAGCTAATGCTTACTTCAGTATCTGTGACAATAATGACCTTGGTTCCGACCGTTGCAGTGACGTGTAGACCAGTCACAGGATCTATGCCAGGAACAATGTCACCAATGCCAAATTCTTCATCGTCATCAAGTGTGACGCTAATTGAGTCAGCAGCTTGATACTCTTTAAGCTTCTTAGGACCGTCTTTTTCCAGCTCTTCACGACTTGCGTTGGTGTAGTTGTAGGTGGTTGTGCGCTCGTCAATACCAAAGAGCGTCTGTGTAGTGGAGATATTACCACGCTCGTCTGCGTAGAAATGCAGCACAATACGGTTTTTAAGCTCACCAGAGCCAAGGCAAATAAGATGGTTGTAAGGTCTTACAACGCTCTTAATGGTTACGTCAGAAAGTTCTGCGTCTGCACCATCAGTCCAGTCTGTAATAGGCTTTACAGAGAGCACAATCATGCGCTCAATGGAGTTGTACTCAATATTGAGACGCGCTGAAGAGTCAGCAAGCATCTTTCTGATGCCTGTCCAAGCATCACAATACCTATCAAAGGTGTATTTGACAGTAATACCAGAAGACTCTTCTAAAACCTTGAACTGGCTTGTAAGTCCAAGACGCTGCACCAGCTGTTTTACAACCTCATGAGCTTCACCACGCACACTGAGATAGTCTTCTCCGCTTGGTGGTTCAAGAACTCTGTCTCTGAGGATACCTTGCCATGATCTACCTGTGTACGTAATTGTGTTGTTGCCTGAGTTTGACTCTCGTGCGTCAACCATGCCACCCCACTCAGTGCCTTCAACATAGACGTATGCGCCATCATCGAGACGCTGCTCAGAGTCAATATCGAGCGTAAGCTCAAAGTCATTGCCCGTGTCTCCATATTCGAGGTCAAGGCGTGCTCCTTTGAGCACGCCAATGTCTAGGTGGGTTGCGTCTGTGTAGCTAATATCTGGCATTATGCACTCACCTCACTAGGTACGCTCTGAGTGCTTACCGCGCTTGGTACACGAGTCTCACCCTGTGGTTGCTCTTTCTCATATGGAGGAGTGGAGCGTGTCTCATAGAGCGTGAGGTCAAAGTCAAAGGTGTTATCCCATGTGATGTCATCAGTTCCTGGCTTGATTGACTCGAAGAGGTAAGAGCCGGAGCCGTGAGCCCCGCGCTCTCGGAACTTATAGACATTCTCACGGGCACCGTTATCCTGCACCACAACAGCGGTCTTACTCTGTGAATCAACCTCAAGATATGCACCAGCTGCAATAGTCGTGTTTACCTTGTGCAGGTTGTCGCCAATTCTGATGTATGGGTTTGTTGCAGGACCATAGACACGCCAGAGCCATGGAGAAGCGCTCTTAGAGGGGTTAGTAAATGACTTAGCTGGCTTTCCCTGAACAAGGTCAAAGGGGAAGTCTCTTGGGAAGTCAGGCTTAACGCCAGCAACAGCACCGGCTGTCTCATGCTCAAAGTAGAGCGTAGTTGCCTTAAACCATGTAGGGTCTTCGACAAGAAGCGTCAAGACGAACTCTGCGAACTTGTCAGAGAGCCAGTAATTAGTAGGAGCACCTCCGATAATGTAACAGCGAATGCCCCAAGAGCCTACTGTGAGCGTTCCTGGGGTTCGGTTTAAGATGTCCTTCTCACCAAGCTCAATGATTCTGTTGCGAAACTCTAAGCCTTCTTCATCACTTTCAGCAGCGATGCCAACAGGGAACTTGATTGTTTTGGGCTTGTGGTCACGCCTTCTAAATGACGTAATTCTGCTTGAGTTCTTACCTGATGTATACGACCACATCCAGTCTCTGAGTTCATGTTCCATGTAGTGGAGGGACTTGTCAGCCCCTCCAAACTCCATGTATTTGCTTCCGTCAGAGGTTGTGTATCTAATGTCTGTGCGCATTATGCGCTCACCTCTCTTACCATGCGACCAAATTCACGGTTGTTCACGTCAACTCTTACAGGCTTTCCGTATGCGTCCTCAATGCGCTTAGTCATGACATCCATTTGTGCAGAGAGATCCGCAATAGCTTGATTGGTATCTGCGTAGATGCCATTTGCCACAAGTGACGCAGTCATATCCATTTGTTTGTTAATAGGAACATTGAGCGCATAGCCATCAACGCCACTCTGAGCAGCTTCTGCGAGGTCTTGTGCTGCCTTGTAAACGTCTCGCTTACCGCCCGCGATACCAACGACAAAGCCGTCTACCGTGTAGCCACCAAGACCAGCCATAACGCGTGATGGCGAGTGAATACCAAGGAGTGCCTTTACTGCGTCAACAACGCCGTTAAAAACTCCACAAACTCTGTCAACTACCCAGCTTGCTAAGCCAGTTACACCATTTACAAAGCCTTGAATAAACGCGCGTCCTGCGCTGCCAAGGTCAAAGCTTGTGATGGCATTCTTTGCTTGGTTGAGCAGGTTTCCGACTGCCCCAAGCAGGCTGCCAATAATCTGTGGAACAGCTGTGACAATGGCTGTAAAAAGGGTTACTGCTGCACCAAGGAGCATTCCAATAAACGTTGGAAGGTTAGAGACAACGGTGCCAATGAGGTTGCCAACGTTGCCAATGAGTCCTGGGAGAATTACTGGGATAGCGTTCACGATTGCCACAAAGAGGTCAACTGCAGCTGAGAGCAATGTTCCAACAAAGCCAGGAAGACCTGAGATAATTACATCAATAATTTGTGGCAGTGCAGCTGCTAGTGCTGGGATGATTGCCACAACGCCGTCAACAAGTCCCATGAAGAGACCTTGCGCTGCTTCAAAGAGAGCCGGAGCGTTAGCAACAAAGCCATCCACTAGACCTTGCAGGATCTGTGGAGCTGCTTCTGCAAGTTGTCCTGCAACTTCAGTGAGTGCTTGCAGGATAAAGGTGAACGCTTGCATTGCTCCTGCCATGAGAGAAGGCGCAGAAGCCACGAGAATGTCACAGATTGCACCAGCTGCAGCTCCAACTGCTTCCAGTAGTCCTGGAGCAATCTGCTGCCATGCTGCACCCATTTGGCCAAAGAGAACCTCGAAGGCATGAGCCAGCGTAGGACCTGCAGAAGCAAGACCAGAAGCCACCTGTGGAAGAACTGAGCTGATTTGAGAAGCAAGTCCAGGGATGGTGTCAGCAATACCAACAATATTGCTTGCGATGTTTGAAGCTGCCTGTGTGATGTCTCCACCCATAGCAACAAAGGCTGTGCCAGCTACCGCTGCAGCAATTGAGAGCACACCAAGTACTACAGTTGCGCTACCAAAGCCAGAAGCAAGGTTTGCAACCACGCCCATAGCCGGCTGTACTGCCCCTAGAAGCTTAGGTCCTAAGCCTGTGAGCGCAGGTCCTAAAACGCCAGCAATAGCACTACCAACGCCACCAAGCTTGGCAGCAATAGGAGCAGCAAAAGCAGAGACTGCGCTTCCAGCCTTAGAGAGAGCGGAAGTGACAGGACTCATGAACTGAGCTACATTACCGCCAACAGTTGCCAGTACGCTCTGCGCGTTTCTCGCAATGGATGTGAGGTGCAGCGTTGCGGTTGCTGCCATACTCTTGAACGTAGACTGTGCAGCAGAAACAATGGATACAAGCTTGTTCTTAATGGGGTTGTTGAGACCACTGAAAGCCTTTACAAGCTTGTCTCTAAACTCCCAAGCGTAAAGAATTGCTGTCTCCAGCTTGTCCTGGACGGTTGCAGCGATTGCGCCAAAGAAAGACTTAAAGCCAGTGCTTAGACCTGCAACGGTCGAGAGTGTGCCAGGAATTATGCCCTTAATAACGGATAGACCGCTTGCAACAGTGCCAGAAGCCTTGGAGAATACCCCAAGCATCTTGCCAGCGGTCTCCATTGACTTGCCAATGACGAGAAGTGCAGGACCAGTGCCCGCTAGCATTCCAATAGACTTTGCAATGGTCTGAATGTCTGAAGCTGACATCTGACTGATTGCGTTAGCTGCGTTGGTTGCCATGCCAGCGAGAGCTTCCATGCCACGCTCAAAAAGTGGCATAAGTGACTCAACAAGCTTCTGAATTGGGTCTGCCAGCTTGGAGAGCGCGTCTGTCATCTTCTTGTATGCATCTGTCTGGTACATCTTCATGATGGTTGCGGTTGCTGCGTCAGCGAGGTTTGAGAGCACGCCAGTAAGCGTCCTGGACTGCTTAATCATGAGCCCGCCGAAGTCACCCTGCATACCAGCTCTAATTGCTGCAATGGCTACATCAGCACTGACTGCTTTCTTGGTAACCATCTCCATTGCGCCAGCAACGTCTGTATGCAAAGCCTTTGCGAGGTACTCCCACGCTGGAATACCGACCTCAGTAAGCTGCATCATCTCTTGTGAAGCTGCAGCACCTTTACCGTGCATCTGACCAAGAGCGCGGGTAATAGCGTCAATGCCTTGCTGTCCTGCACCAAGGGCTGCGGTTGCGTTACCAACGTCTGTAAGCATGGGGATGACATCATCAGCAGCAAAGCCATAAGCGAGCATCTGCTGAGTTGCCTTGTTAAGACCTGCCATCTCAAATGGCGTAGTCTTTGCAAACTCAACTAGATCAGCAATCATCTTCTTAGCACGCTCAGGACCAAGCATGGTGTTAAAGGCAATGTCTACCTGCTCAGCGTTTGCTGCGGTCTGACTTGCCCACCTAGCAGCCTTAACACCTGCAATAGCAAGGGGAGCGGTAATTGCAGCGGTAAGCACAGTACCCGCTTTAGAAAAGCCACTACCAAGGCTTGAGATTGCCTTAGAAGTCGTATCAGTTAGCTTGGAAACCTCGCTGGCGAACTTGGAAGAGTCACCTAAAATCTCAATGACTACTTTTCCATCTGCCAAATTGACCTCCTAGAAGTTAGAAGTTACGGAGTGCCATCTCCCGTAATTCATCTTCTGTTGGAGGTAACGCCCAAGCTTGAGCACGCCTAGCATGAGCACGCTCTTCTTCCTTTGTGGTGTCTCCTTCAAGCGGACTTCTTGCAGCCACTGCTTGTCCTGTGAGCGTGTCTGGAGTAGCGAGTAATGCCAGGTATAAATTGATGAAGGTGTACCAGTGAAGCTGTGTGGCTTTGCTGGTGAGGTCTATTGAGTAGACGCGCATGAAGTCAGCGGTCACAATGCCAGCGTCATAGTGCCAGTCAAAGTTCTTCTTTCTGTAGTACTGGGTGCGCTTGTATTGCTCACCATATGAGATAGTGTCAAATGCCCCTGCAACCCACTCAGACGCTGCCTGAAGAGCTTCTACTGGGTACTTGGACACTTGGTCTGGCAGTACGCCCTTTTTGGCGTAGAAAAGGTTTAGTGTCCTTGCATTAGCAACAGCACTGTTCTCTGTATCCATCGTCATGTAGATGAGCGAGGTCCTAAATCCACTCTTAATTGGTACAGATGCTCCCGCCACATCAACTGTGACGGGAGCACCCTTGATAACCGAGTCTAAAAACATGAATTACTCATCCATGCTGGAGTTCTCTTGAGTAATAAGCTCAGATACCTTAGACACAGCGTCACTTGCTGAATAGACCTCTGTCAGAATCGAGATAATCTTCATCAAACGGTAGATGTTGAGACGGTTTGCCTTGCCAATAAGCTCCTCTGCAGCTTCCTCACCAAGCGCAAAAGCAACGATATTGTGTGCTTCATCTGCAAGGGTTGTGAGGTTGTCCATTACCTCATCATTTGTGAGCCCTGTAAAAGATGACAGACGCTTTGCCCAGGAGTTGGCTTCTACAACAAAGGTAATATTGCCTAGATCTACGTCATAGGTTTTGCCCTCAATCTTCACCTTTGCTGTGGGTGCGCCGTCAAGCTTGTAGTTCTTCAGTGCCATAAGTGTTCCTCTCTATGGGTTTACCTTGGCTCATATCTTGTGCCACGGGTAACGCCAACAAAAAAAGCACCCAGCATATGCTAGGTGCTTCCCCAGAGAGGAATGGGGACTATGTCTATGCAGCTTTAGTAAATGCTGCAGTGTCATAGTTGAAGGTGCCGTACTCGTACTCGTCGGTGATTGCGACCTTAAAGGCAATCTTAATTGGTGCAATATCAGAGCCAGAGAATGGCGAGACATTCAGCGTTGCCTTTGCGTGCTTAGCAACAAGTGCGGTCTTCTCGCAAGCCTTACCTGCCTTAAAGTCATAACCGCAAGTGCGGACATACTCAACAGGTACGTCTAGAACATCTTCATAGCTTGCAAGAATCTTCTGAATACCACCAGGACTCATAGCGTCAACCTCAAAGCTGAAGGTGTCAGTCTTGCCCAAGTTGTACTTAGGCTGGGTCTTACGGTCGATATAGGTTGGCTCATAAGACTTGGCTTCACGCTCTGGGTCTGCCTTGGTTGTCTCGGTAACACGGATGAAGTTCGTCTGTCCTGGGAACTTAATCCAGTGCTGAATCTCGTAGATAGAGACAGGCGTGCGCTGTGTCTCTGTTGGCTGTGTAACAGCTGGTGATTCTGGCATAGTACTTCCTTTCTTTAAGGGCTAAACCCTGTACTTGATTTGGGCGATAAGCTGGTAGGTTGCGACTCCGTCTTCACCGACACTGAAGGGAGATGGCAGTGTGGTGACATCATGGGCATATACAACAACGCCCTCTGGTGCACCACCGGCTTCAATGGCAGCTTGGACTTTACGCAGCATGGCAAGACCGTCAATGCGCTCCTGCTCGTCTAGTGGTCGCGTCTGCAGATACACCTCGTAAGGGAACTGCTTAATACCGCCACCAGAACAATAGTGAAGTACCCAAGGCTCACCCGGAGCAGCCTTCAGCATTGCTTGTGCAGCACCGGTGCCGTTGGGGAACTGACCGTATTCAACAGGAATACCTGTGAGAATGTCTTTTAGCCAGTCAGTAACGCTTTGAGCGATGTCTACCATGCTCCTCCAACTTTCTCTCCAATAACTTTTGCGAACATTTGTTGCCATGTATTACCTCTAACACCTGCGCAACGGTCATACCAATGGTCACAGGCATTAGGAGCGTTCAAGGCATTCTGAAGCGTATTGTGGTTGTGTGTTGAGTAGTACTGAACACGTGCATATTCCGCTGCTTTTCCACCGCCCCATTCAACATAAGCAGCACTGCCAGTCTGACGAGTAGTGCCAGAGCCTTGCAGGGCTCCTAAGTCGTAAGGGACGTAATCCTCGCAGTCAGCCAGTACGTTTCCAGCGACGATGCCAAGGGCAGCTTCTACAGCGTTTGACACCTTGTCTTTGCAACGCTCAACATCAACGTCAACCACACGCATTTTCATCTGGCTTCTACCTCCACATGATGTGTCTCGTGATGAGTGGAATAAGGGTTTACAGAGCGCACCATACGTGCATCTTGTGCTGGCTTCTCCTCGGAGCTGATGCCACGAATAACGAAGTCACCAGCCTTGAGACCCGGGTCTTTGAAGAACCACACTTTAAGCACATTGGCGTTTTGTGGTCCTACGGTTGAAGCAGTATTAGCGAGCTTCTCTTCAACGTGTACGCCTTGATAGATAGATCGCGTGAACCCTTTATCTTGCTTGTGCCAGACGGTGACAGTATCCCAGGCAATCATTGGATACCCCTCCACAGAAGACCTGTGCCAACTAAGAAGGGATATACGCAGGAGAGGTCAGAGACGCTTGCTTGAGCATCTGTGTAGGTGTAGGACACACTACCCACGCTCTCGCTCTTAACCATTCCACGGGTGTCTTTGCCAGCCACTCTGTCACATAGAGCACAGAGGGCAAGAAGCCACTTCTCGCTGTACTTCTCAGGGACCTCTTCACCAGTCATCGAGACAAGCAGTGCTTGAGCCTTGACGAGGGGAGCGTCTAGCTCACCCTCGCCAAGAGAGCCTTTATACGTGTTGCGGTAGAAGTCGTATGTAAGGCTTGGGGTTGCCATTAAGCAGCCTTAGGCTTCAAGACACCAGCAGCCTTAGTTGCCTTCAAGGCAACACCACAGACGAACTCAACATCAACGTTCTTGACAGCACCTGGAGTAGTCCAGTCAGGCAGTGCAACGGTGAATGCATTGTCACCCTTGAGGGTGATACCGTGGAAGCCGTCCATGCCAAGGCAAGCAGCATAGATAGAGCCGTCAGTGATAGAGCCGTCACGTACCTCATGAATAGCAATGTCGTTGTAAGCCTTAACAACGTTGCCAGCGGTCTCCTTGGACTCAGTGCCAAGACCAACAACACGAAGCAGTGCATTCAGCTTGGTGTACTGAGCTGCGCTCATCATGAGTACGTCAGGGGTACGCATGAGGTTGGAGAGCATGGTGTCAAGCTCCTCAAGGTAAGCAAGAGCTGCTTCCTTGGTGGTGACCTTGATATCGGTCTTAGAGGTCATCTCAGTAGAGGTAGTCTTCAGAGCAGCTGCAAGACCGTCAAAACCGTTTGCGTCCTTGGTAGGAGCAAAGATGCTTGCGTTGAACTTGCGAGAGACTGCGTCCTTAGCCTGCTCCAGATACATCTCATAAAGGTCATCTGCAGCAGCCTTGGCAACACGATCCATCTGGAATGTGGAGCCAAGAATACCAAGAGTGGTGGTCTTCTTCTCAACAGTTGGCTCAGATGCAACTGGCTCAGAACCAAGTGCACGGAATGCAGCGGAAGATGGGGTCTTAACGCGCTTATAGCCGTAGACCAAGTCAGAAGTGCCAGAAGCATTCATGCAGTTGTCGAAGGTGAGTGCACCGAGCAGATAGTTGTCAGTGACAAGCTCATTGATAAAGCCCTGTGTGAGCTTATCGCCAGAGTTGGTTGCAAGGGTAGCGAGATTAATCATTATTTTCCAAGTCCTTCCTTAATGTTGCGAGCAATGCCAGAAGAGCTGCCAGCGGGCTTGCCGGTAGTATTTACGCTCTTTGGCTCAGACTGGAAGAGATAAGGCTTTGCTTCTTTCAGCTTGGCAACGTCACCCTCTAGAGCAGCAAGAGCAGCCCTACCAAGCTCCAAGTCAATGCAGCCAGCAGAAGTAAGCTTTGCTTCAACTTCTGCCTTCTCCTTGGCTTCCTGTGAGTCTTTGAGCTGCTTCTCAATGGCAGAAATACGCTCATCAGAAGAAGCCATAGACTTCTTCGACTCTGCGAGCTCTGCTTCCAGCTCTTTGATGCGCTTCTCACGATTAGCCAAGTCACGCTCTAGCTTGTGGGTGTTTACGTTTGCGCTTGTGTCCTCGCTTGCAGCAGAGTCTTGGGAAGATGCTTCCTCTTCTGCTACTTGGTCCTGGGACTGGTTTTCCTGCGTAGAGTCCTGGGTGTCAGAGTCTTTCTTTTCCTCTGTGACCTCGTCTGGTGCAGGAGATCCATTACGATGCATAGACCAAATCCTTTCAGTCAATCGCAGGTCCTTTTCCTGCGCTGAAAGAATTGTCTGTGAGTGTTAACAGCTAAAAGAAAACCCCGCTTGTAGCGGGGTTAGGAGTTACTTCATATGTAGCTTGGCGTATTCAAGAGCAAAATCTGGTATCTGCTTTATGCCAGCTCGATAGTTCAAAATGTCTTGGTCAGTTACTACCTTATCACCAATATGATGTGCAGCAAAACCTTGCTGTATTGTTGCATTTGTGAGAGGGTCAATAAGATAAGCGGAAGTAACTGCACCTATTGGTAAAGATGCAAGGAAATCGCAAATCCTTTTCACTTCTTTAGCGTCCATTTAGCCCTCCGTTCTAGGCGAAAATTTAACTAAGGCATTTTCTCCGTATAGTGTACCACTTTCTGAGAGGATATAATATCTACCAGTAGTTTCAATATATATATCAGATGGTGGCGCATACACATCAACTTTAGTTAGATTTGCTAATTCTTGGGCGAAACAAGTCCCATCATAATTATTGCCAGTTGAACAGCACATTAATTGGATGGGCTCACCGTTATGGTCCTTCCTGTTTTTAATAATTTTTGCAAGCATTTCAGCATCAATATTACTAATCTCATAAATTTGGATTGAGTGAGGTGTTCCATGCGCTCCAATTACATAACGCTCTCCATTTAAGCGATGACTAATTATCCTTGTTGAGTTTCTAAGAAGATTGTCATATGAGCTTTTTGTTGAAAAGAATATTGCGTCTTTAGATTGAACTGCTCTTTTAATGGCTTTGTATTTTTTACCCTTTTCTTTCCTTTGTCCACTTGATGCAGATAGTGCGCTCAACGCCCTAGGTTGCTTGCTAACTGCCCAGGCACGCTCACGCTCATAGTCACGGCGCAGGTGATTGTCATGCGTGAACTGACGCAGCTTGTCTTGCAGCTCGCCAAGCCTAATGCGCTGCTTTACTGCGTCCGCTCTTACCTCTTGAAGGTAAGAAATCTCTCTTTTCTGACTTCTAATGAGACGTTCATATCTGCGTTGCTTCTGCGTGGCTGCGTAGTACTCGTCACTAGTCATGCCTGTAATACGCTCTTGCTCTGAGTAGTCCATATCTGGCAGCTCGGAGTATCCAGGAACATATGGGGTCATGTAGTGCGCGCAGTTTGCTCCGCAGAGACCTGTAACGGTGCCGTATCCGGTTGACTCAACGAGTGGTGGATACTCAGTACTCCTGCCACTTCTTGAGTACACTTTGCCTTGCCATTCAGCATGGCTTGGGCGTGCTCCAAAGTGAGCATCGACAAAGACTAAGTCCCACTCCCACTCGTCCATACGCTGCATGAGAAGGCGGTTTCTTGCTTGGTTAGCTTGGGAAACAATGTGGCGTCTTAGAGCTGCGTCAATCGTTGTCTTAGTACCACTGATGTAGTCAATCGTCTCTAGTCCAGAGTTGGCAAGTCGTGTAACACCACGCTCCATAACAGCACGTGTTGGCTCTCCTGCTTGATGACGGGCGATTGCTTCAGCGGTCACGTCATACCAGAGTGCTGCTTGGTCTTTGGCAAGGGCGATGTTTTGACGCTCAAGGACCTCATTCATGCCTTGCGCCGTCTGAGCAGCGATGATAGTTGCAAGGTTAGTCATGTGACGGCGTGAGCCCATCGCTCGTACAAACTGCCCCACGAGCACATCATCAGTCTTTTTAAGCGCGTTCTTTAGGACCTCACGTGTCTGCTTGTCGATAGAGGGGCGGTATTTGTAGTAGATCGCGAGAGCTTCCTCACGAGAGAGCCTAGAGAGGCGCTCAAAGTCTGCAATCTCTCTACCTCTGATGACTGCGCCATTAGTGTGTGCTACTTCATCAAGCAGATTCAGAAAGAAGTATGAGAGTTCCTGTACATAAGCAGATTGTGCGCCCCCTACGAGACGCACAGCGATTTCTTCAGTCGGTTTCACGATTACTCACCGAGGTCTGCGTCAAGCGAGACTCCGCCAGTCTCACTGGTAAATGCCTTTGCGTCTTCCTCACTCATGCCTTGGTACTTGACGAGGTACTTCCATTTAGGGCAAAGACCACGCGCAATGTCATCCTTCATCATGTCGCGGTCTGCTTTGTCATCTGAGATAACCGAGTCATCCCACAAAATATCAACCGGCACAGGCTCGTCTACTCTGTAGCCATTCATGGCGCACTCTGCAGCGAACGCGCCCTGAACAAGATCTCTTACAGAGTTCTCAATGGAGTGCTCATGCTTTCTGATTGTTCTGATAAGCGTTGCATTAGTGCTTACAACCTCTGTTGCAGTCTTGAGTCCTTGTCCCAGTGTGAATGACCAATACCCAGCACCAAAGCCGGTTCTAAAGCCCAGGACAGCAAGAGCATTGTTGAATGCGGTAACCATGTCATCAATGTGCGTATCAGGGTTGTAGACCGTCATAGGAGACTCTGCACTAATACCAGCAGAGATTGGCGCAAACATGATTTGGTCCATAGTGTTGACAAACTTTGCATTACCCTTGCTATCACGCACAATGGCTTGCTCGTCTACAACCATCTTTGGCAGTGAGACTCTGACCTGCCAATACATCTGATTGAACGCTTCATCTACCAGTCTGCAGGAGTCGCAAATATCCTCGATAACAGATGCACCAAGCGGTGTGAGCTCGTCATGAGCGTTGTACTTAGCTGGCTTAACAAGTGCATACGTTGGCAGTGGTTGCTTAGTGTCAACAAAGCCAGTAATACCCTCAACCTCAACAGGGTTAATGCGGTTCTGCGAGTTAAAGAGAAGTGTCTCAATTACGTGAGACTGTGTCTCTTGGTTGAAGTATCTAAGCTGCAGCTGGTCATACATCTTGGAGTTAACGGTTACCTTGGAGATGAATGCGCAGCCATCACCTAGAAGCGGGATAATCTGCCATGCCTTCATCGAATCAATGCTGGTTGAAACGTTGCCCTCATAACCGTGGAAGTTAGCTACCCATGCACCAACACCAAGCGCAAACACAGTGCTAATGAACTCTGCTTGCTCGTCTACAAAGTTAGGAATGGTGCGCTCTAACCAGTCATTCACTGCGTCTTCAGAGCTTGAAAGTATTGTGCCTTCGTTCATTATCAGACTTGGAATCTCGCTTGCAACCATTGAAGCTGGGCTAATTGAGAGTCTGTCATATGAGTCAGCACCATTGTTGATGATGTAAGGCTGCTTGTAGTATTCATTGTCATGTGTGAACCAGCCCCACCAGAGCTGCTGAAACTTATCCATTGATGTGTCAGGAGTAAACTTGCGCTTCTTCAGGTATCTGAGTGCCCATTCTGGCTTTTGAATAGTAATCTTTGACAAGGTGAGACCCCTTCTCTTACGTCAAGCTTCTGTCATTGATAAGCGTCATACACGCATAACGCACAGCGTCGATAGTGTGGTTATCAGCGTCTGGCAACTGCCCTGTGAGCTGGTTGTCTTTCGTCATTACATATGAGTAATTGCTGAACTCTCGTGCAGCAGTGGTGCAGCTTGAGTCAATCACAATCTTTGCGCGGTACTGCAGCCACTTGATTGAGTTGTGGATGTTGTGCGCACCAGTCTTGAGCGCACCACGAGCGTTAATGCCATTAGCTTTGAAGTCAGCGATACTTTTTGGCTCTGCGCTATCACACCACACCGTGGCGTAGGGCTCAGCGTCTTCAATAACGTCTTCACCGTCTTTGAGAGCGTTTTCCAGCTTTTCGCTTACAAGCTCAGCGGTGTCTTGGTTAGAGAGTCCACACTTCACAAACTCATCCAAGATGTAGAGCGTACGGGTCTTTGCGTCGTAGGCAATCTTCACCCAGGCAAATGGATCCTGTGAGAAACCCCAGTCAACGCCGTAATAGTGATACTCAAGCTCTTTGCGCTCTGCGTATGTGATGGCTCTCACCTCAACACGAGCGAATACCTCAGAGCCAAAGCCAACTTGCTCTCCCAACCACTCATGGCGATATGCTTCCTCGTCAAGCTCCTTGAGTGCTTCAGCGTCTTTTCGTACCTGCTCCGGTATCCACTCATGAGGAACATCCAAGTAGCTGGACTCAATGACGCGCTCCGGGTGTGTTGAGAGCAAGGTGGAGACATGCTCATTTACCCAAGCATCACGAGAGCGTGGAGGGTTATGGTCAAAGAAGCGGAAGTACACAGAGCCTTCCGGAGCGTCACGAGTGACAGACTGCATAACGGTTCTGAGTTCTCCCCAGCCGTTGAATTGGTCTACCTCAGAGAACCACTGATAGGCGTAGTATGTTCCATTTGGTGCCTTGATAGCCTTAGTCTTCTGCGTGTGGTCACCACCTCTAAAGGTAATGACCTGACCCGTTGCGGGACGCGTGAGCTTGTACGGGCTCTTAGAAGCTCTCCACTCGTCACGGATGTTCAGCTTGTCAATTGCCCAAAGCATCTGCTCAAAGACACCGTCACCGATATCCTTGCCAATCTTTGGCATGATAAAGGCGGAGCGGTCCTTGTGCTCCATAAGACCTTGCATGATCTCTAGAGAGACCGTAGAGCTTTTCAAAGAAAAACGCCCTCCCCTTAGCCACCATTCACCTCCTGCGTCCTGTGCGATTGCACGATGCAGTGAGAGAAACGGTGGTGCTAAGAGAAGGGCGAAGTCTGCTACGAATGGCTTTTCATCTTCTTCTACATCTTCTGGGATTGCGTCTAAAAGAGTCCTGCCAATGCTTGAGATAGCAGTGACAGCAGTTTGATTCACGCCTGAGTCTGCAATAGACTCTTGCGCCATTGCAAACGTCTTACCCATGCCATTTAAGACTTGAGCACGGGTGATAGTTACTTTCTTTGAAGCTCGTTCCTGGAGGTCTTGAAGCCTTGCCTTTATCTTGCTGTCAGCTTCAAGCCTGCAAGCAGCTTGGTCAACCGTATCTGGCTTCCACTTTGAGCGGTGAGGATAAGCTTCAAGCATTGCTTGTCTCTGGCTCTTGCCAGCAACTCTTGCGAGCACATACTTCTCATGGTTTGCGTTTGTGAGTGGTTGCGTCTTCAATGCCTTTGACCTTTGCTTTTCGCTCCTTCTTCCTCTTCATCTTAAAGGCAAGCTGACGCTCCAAATTCTGCTTGCGCTCAAGCTCTTGTGTGTGCTTTCTCAAGTACTCACGCTCGTCAAGCGCACACTCCTTGCAAAGCCCCCAACGCTTAGCATCCTCTGCATCAACCCACACTGGATGTTGTCCACACTTCTGACACAAAGGCACAATGCCTTCTGTGCGATACCTTCCGTAGCGGTGGCGCACCATAGTGATTGCTTGCACAGAATGCGTTGGAATAAGCTCATGGAGTTCCTTGGCAGTCATAGAGGGGTTTCGCCAGAGCGTCTCAAGCTCTGACCAAGTCCAAGATTGATATGTTCGTCTTCCTCGTCTAGAAGATGATGAAAGAGATGAAACATTTATTTCATCTTGTTTTCTACGCTTGCTCATTGAGCTTCTCCCTCTGTGTAAAGAGTCTGTACGCATGGTTACAAACCATCTGTGGCTCACGTTGAAGCTTCTTAGAGAGTGTCTCTAGAATCGCAACAATGAGTGCGTCTTCTTTCTCACTCCAGATTCTGTGTGAGCGTGTGAGACTTGTTTTGCTTTGAAGCCCACGCTGCCTTGCAAAGACTTTGATGTCAGTGATTGAGCGATTAGGCATAAGACGCTTAAAGCCTGACCACGTGGGACCGTGCTTTGGCACTTCTCGCTCAATGATTGCAATCTCTGCGTCTGTGAAGGGGGAGTGATCTAGTTCTTCATAGCTGCGTCTGAATCCGTTCACGTAAGCTTTCCTTTCTCATAAAGAAAGCGAGTCATCTCAACTCGCTTTCTTACTTCCTCTTTTTTTAATTCTCGCTCCGATATGTTTGGAGCAAGTGCGTTTCGCTTAAATATCGCTTTATCGCTATCTGAGAGACACGCTAAAGCGCAAACTCTCTTGCCCTCAATAACTCCAGCCAAGGCACACGTAGAAGCGCACTCAGAGCCTGTGAAGGGGCATAGAAGATATTTGACCTGTTTATGCAATGGAAACACCTCCATTCTGAATAAATGTTGAATAAGCACCCTTTAACTTGGCGGGTACTAAAATGCCTGTTCTACCTGCTTTGTTTTTAACGGTGTGAAGTGCTACCTCTTTGAATTGCGGGGTATCAATCTCACCTTTTGTCAAGATAAGTGCTGCCCAGGACGCATAACCCACCACTCCAGAACCACGGAACCAGTCGAGCGATGGCTCGTCTTTAGCGTCTAACTTCTTAAGACTGGAGAGCACGAGAAATGGTATTTGCGTGTCAAAAGCAAGCATCTGAAGATTAGTAGCAACCTGAGACACGCGAGTGTATTCTTGCTTGTCAATGTCAGGAGTGCCTGTCTGGTATTGTTGAATGTAGTCAATGATGACAAGGTCTGGCTTGTCTCCATCTGCCATGACAGTGCGCACGATCTCTTCAATTTGCGTAGTGGTGTTCACGTTGTCAATGATTGCAAGATTCGGTGCAACCATATCGTCATAGAGAGCAGCGTCAGCCAGGATGGTATTAGAGTGTCTGGCATTGAACGCATACGCAGAGAGGTTTTGCAGCCCTTCTGGCAGTTGCAATTCTTTGCCTGGACCCTTAATGACCTCTGACCACTCAAAGGGAACAACCGTAAGTCCTTGAGACTCTAGTCCTTGATTTTTCACAGACCAGCAACTCATTGAGCGTGCGGTGATATTGCCCCACGTGTCATCAAGTGTGAAGTAGATAACACGTTTACCGCTTTGTGCCACTTCAGTTGCGATATGTACTGCAAGGCTTGATTTACCAGCAGATGCCACACCACCTAAGATGGTGAGTCCTGGCATTAAGCCACCAGATAATGCATCATCAGCGATAGTGTGCGTCTTGAGTGGCTCTTTGGCTGCAAGGTAGCATTCAACACCCCAGCCATACTTTGGACGATTCAGCCGGCGCAAATATTCAAAGGTCATGCGCCATCACCTGCTACAGGCTTATGTGACTCCCTATACAAGTGCCACTCCCAGTCAATGCTTCTTGCCTTTGATTGTTCGATATTGTCGAGTGCTTCTTGGATGCCCTGTCTGAAGAGTTCCTCTTGGGCATCAAACTCAGCTTGCGGGACTTCTATTGCGTCCTCTCTTGGTTGTACGTCTTCAGTGCGCAAGTAATGAGCTTCTGTTGTCATCTGACCCGCTTCCGTCGTAGCGTCAGCGGAGACGTAGGAAGCGGGGGAGGAAAGGTCGCTTTTAGAGCTTTCCTCCCTCTGATACTCTGTATCTTTATGTGCCCCAATTACCCCCTGTTTTTCCACGCACCTGTGAGTGGTTTTATAGGGGTTATTTGGCGCAGGGTGAGTGGTTAAAACAACGCACCTCTCATCGTTTGGATCAAGCCAATAGAAAGCACGCTTAGGCGTTTTGCCTTTTTGACTCTCAACAATGTTGAAGATGTACTCTCTCTCACAGAAGCTGAAAAAAGCTCTTGCTGTGTTCTCTGATACATTGCACTCTTTAGCTAGTTGTCTGTAGCCAACCTGGAATGAAGGACCAGTCTTGTACTCCCTCATACGAGAGAAGCAGTAGAGCAACATCTTTGTTCTACCGCTTCTTGATTTCCCCGTAAAAGTTGAGATTATGTCTGCTAGATGGCACGCAGCTGTGGTGTCCAGCTTCGCCCATCCGAGTCCGTCTGTGTAATCAGCCACGTGCCACCTCCTCTCTTACCTCATGGCTGCTTTTAGAATGGGATATCCTCGTCTGCGAGCTCAATGGCAGGTGCAGGAGCGTCAATGACTGCATTGTCTGCATTAGCACGTGCTTCTGCGACTCCGTCTGCTTCGTATGGCTCTGCGAACTTTTGGTCGAAATTGCCTTCTGCAGCGTCTTTGCCTGGGATGAATGCGTTGACATCAACGGCTGTCTTGACCTTGCCCTCGCTGTTAACGTAAGAACGGTGACGGATGACAACTCCGAGCAATTTACCAACAAGCGTCTGCTCTGCGTCATCCTTGTCCTCGTAAACGAAAGCCTTGGCACCCTTGCCTTGAGAGGTGTTCTCAACTGCTTCTGTGAGAGCCTTGTAACGCTGCTTACCAAAGTCAGTTGTGCCTGTGAAGTAGATACGGAAGGAGTGTTTCCAGTCGTTTGTAGTGTCTGCAAGATCTTGTGCAAAGAGAAATGACTTAGTCTCTGCGTTCCAGATGTCATAGACAAACTCAAGGTATGGCTTATTCTCGTTTGTGTGGTCCTTAACACGGATAATCTTTGCAACATATCCGCCAGGCTCGAGCATGGAAGAACCGCCGTTAGATGCGACTACCTTGTCAAAGTTACCAAATGCTTTCATGATTTTTCTCCTTAGAAAATAGTGAATTAAAAATAGGGAATTAAGCGATTGACTTCATATCCCAGTAAGCACGAATAGTGCTGTCAACCTCTTTGAGGTCATTGTCAATTACCAGCTCATCAAACATTCCCATAGGGGATTTGGCGGGCGTAGAGCCGTCTGTCTGTGTGATGAAGTGATAGCCTGTATCATCCCGCTCAGTGATGAGTACGATTGGAAACATTCCCTCAATGCAAAGTTGATTGTCGAGCATTTTGCCAATAGTCTTTGGCTTTAATCTCCCTGCATCGTCATAGTCAGGATGCATAAAAAAGTAAACAATTGTATTCTCGTCTGTGTTGTTAGCAGCTTCCAAAAGTTGCTCAAAGTCAACTGCCATTGACGTGAACTTGTCATAGCCTTTCTCATTAGCCTTAGCAAAGCTTTGGAACGCCATCAAGTAGTTCGCATCATCAACTACATACGCTTTGAGCTTGTTAGCCTTGAGAGACTGCTTCATCTGAGCGTACGTTGGATGGTCTACTTTGCTCATCTTTCCTCGGAAGGGAAGTGGCTTACCTGCCACGTTAAAGATGCCAATCTCTCTAGGCTTGAAGTTCCTTAAGCTGGTTGACTTACCTGTGCCAGAATGTCCGAGCACAAGAACTGATACTCCCATGATCTACTCCTTTCTTAAAACTTGTATTCTTTCTCTGGGTGTCCCGCTTCGTGGTATTTGCCGTGCAAGCCATTGGCTCTGACGCACTCCATAAACGCTGGCATGCGTGACTCATAGACGCAGACATATTCGTGATAGAACTCAACGTATTCTGTGCCAGGAGCTGTTGTGTGCTTCATGGTTGGCTTCCTTTGATAGAAGTCCCATGCGGTCGAGTGGACCGCATGGAATTGAGCTGGTGTGTACGTGTAAAGACCAAAGCAGACCGAGTCAAAGTCAATGCGCCAGATTCTTATGAGTCGCACATCTTCTGCGTTGGGCTCAACGTACTTAGTTGGCTCTATTGGCTTCATGTGACTCAGCTTCTCTGTCGAGAATAAAGCCTTTATTTGCTTCTGCGCTAGTTGGGTAATACCTGGATGCATGGTTGCAGTAAGGGCATCTTATGCGCCAGCCATGCTCATCGTGCTCAAGTTCAAAGGCTGTGTCTCCCCAACCTTCATTGAGACATTTAGGACAACCCATTAGTACCTCCTCATGTAACAGCCTTTGAAGCGTCTCCATTCAAGAATCAAGCCAATCGCATTTGATTTCCGTGCTGCGTCATATCCGAGGGTGATACCCTCGTCCTTAGCAACTGCCTTGATTTCCTTCATCGTCATCTTTTCGAGACGCTCTCTGTCTTCTGCTTCTGTTGTCATTAGTCCCTCTTTCTTACAAACCTGCTTGTGAGGATGAATGTGAGCGCAACCGTTCCAACGCCAGCTGCAACCGCAATGACTGCGTCATCACCCGTTGCGGGAAGAGCTGCTTTCTTAGCTTTCTTTGCCTTCTTCGCTGGCTTTGCTGGCTCAGGCTTAGGCTGTGGCTCTGGGTCTGCGTCCTGTGGGGTTGGCTGTGGCTGTGGTCCTGGATTAGGCTCTGGCGTTGGCTCTGGAGTAGGCGGAGTCTCTGGCTCTGCTGGCTGTGGTCGATTGTCGCCATTGCCATTTCCACCAGAATCAGCTGCTACATAGGTCCACACACTAGAAGCTTGCTTCTCAGCTGAATAGAGCGTGATGGAGTTCTTAATGCGTGGGTTCTTGGTTGTGCGATAGATGAGGAAATACTGCTCACCGTTAGCCATGGCATTGTGCAGGTTTAGTGTGAAGGTAGAGCCATTGATGGTTGGCTCGTCAATCTGAACTGGGTTCCAGCCATAAGAGTCATCAATTGCGCCATACTCGTCCATGTGGACGCGGTAGAGCTTAAAAGAGCCGGGTACGTAAGAGCCAGCTTCAATGCTGTCTTCCAGGATGACATTGGTAAGGTTCATCTGGTTGACGTTAAGGCGCACTTTCCACTCAATGGTGTCTGCGTCTGTGTCAGCTACACCCCATTTAGCAATGACCTCGCCCGTGAGAACGTTAGGACGCTCAGTGTGAACTGTGAAGCTTGCAACTTGACCAGTAGAGGTCTGGACGATACGCAGCTCTTCATGGTCGAGTCCGTTATCCTCTCCAATCCATGTTGCCAGCCATATTGAACCCTTGACGTTGTCTTTGCCTTCAACGTAGTTGGTAAAGGTTACGTGGCATGTCTGAGTGAGCGGGTTAATCTCTGCAACTGCGCAAACCTCACCATCTGGCGTGTATAAGTTGAAGCTCGAAGCTGCGTCATCTGGGAAGCGCAGAAAAGTTGGAAGCTCAATGTCGAATGAATCGCCGTTGTGGAGTTCCTGCCCTGTTGCGTCCCAGTTGATATTCATGTAGAACTTGGAATGTAAGCCAACTGAGTTGACTGGCTGCTTCTCAAGGTTAGTCACCTGGAAGCTCGTAAGCTGTACTGGCACGGTCTGCGCTTGTGCAACGCATGGCACGCATACCAGCATGGCAAATACACAAACAGCCAGCCATTGAAGAATCTTCTTCATGGTTAAAGCCTTTCTATTAGGTTGTGATAAATGGGGAATTTATGCGCTCATTACAAAAGCGATACCAGCGAGAATGAAGAAAATTAGAATAATGGTATCTTCAGCACCCATGCGAGTCTCCTCTCTATTCGATTGTGAAAAATAGGGAATTAAATAAATACTGATTTATTGCAGAAGCTCGTGACTTCCTGCAATCATCGCTGCGAGCGTCTCAAGCGTCATTGTGACGTAGGTATCACCAAACGTTTTCTCGCCAACGCCTTTGCGCTTGTGGACTACCACGCCGAACTCTGCGTCAGCGTTTCCTCGCTCTGTCTCAGCTTCTTTGAGCCACTTTGGAAGCTCCATGCGTGTGCAGTTCTTGCACTCAACGACTACGGGAAGACCACGAAAGAATACTCCTGCGATGTCTCCTCGGTCATGTATGCCGGCTGTAGTTCTGCGCTCAATGTCAGCTCCTAGACGTGTGCTAAGATACTCTGCGACTTGACGCTCAAACGCTGTGCCTTTCTGTTTTTGTTTGCTCATAGCAACCTCTTAAGAGCTTCTTCAACAGCGTTAAATGAGTAAGTAATAATTGCGTTATTAGACAACGTGACAACATCTAACCCGCAGGAAATAGCTACCTCTTTCTCGAGTCTTGCTCCTTTTGATTCGTAAGCATTTGGCAGTATGACAATAGTGTCACACTTAACAAGTTCAGTGATGCAACGCTTCATTACGGACTTATAATCAACATTATCCGGAATGCGTGCTGCAGGATTATAGACCTCTGAAGCGTCCCCAAGAGTAATGAGCATGTAAGCAAACCCAAACAAGCCTTTGTAATTAGCATTGCCTGTAATTTGTCCTGATAGATAAACCTTCTTCCCTTTGATTTTGTTGCCAAGGTCTTCACCACTGCTCAAGTACGCAAGTTGTGCATACTCTTTGATAATGTGAAGCATTTTCTCTGTGCTATTCATCACGCACCACCCTTGTGCCACAGTGAGGACAATACAAGTCATCGTCGTATATGTCAGCTTCACATTCGGAACAGACGATGTTATAGCCGTCTTCCTCCGGCGTACATGTAGGGTCGATAAGGTCGGCAAGCACGGTAAAAGCACTCTCACCGTCCGGGAGACACTCTTCAAGGTCTTTGAGGTAATTAAGGGTGTAGAAATATACGTCTTGTGGCTCAAAGAACCCTGGCATGATACGCTCTTTGTGCTTTGCGCGTAGCTTCTCCGCTACCTCTTGGCGGTTAGTCATCGCTATCACCTAAGCTCTCAGGCTTATTATGTGTAAGCCCGTAAAAAATGCCCGTCTCGCTGCTGTATTCGTCACAATCGGATGCGTTAATAAAGACAAAACTATCGCTATACTCAACGCTATAGACTTCTATATCTCTCCCTTTATCGTCATATAAAACATCGTTGATATTGATAACCTTACCGTCTTTATCAAGTGGCAATTCAATCATGTTTGACGTGTCGCATAGTTCAAGAATAATTTTTGAAAGCTCAAAACTATCTTCATCAAGTGTTATACCAGTGGTTGTTACTTTGTCAGTTACGGCTCTGTAAAAGTTGTAATAGTCTACCCCGTCCCATTTCCTCAACCTCTCAGCGATCTCTTCGCGCTCTTTTTTAGTTAGCATCTTTATCAGCTCCGTTAACCTTAATACCTGTGCAAATGAAGAATTTTTCTGCGTCAAAATACGGCATCGATGTAATTGCCGCTTTGCTTTCGTCGCTTAGGCTATCCCACCACACTTGACGGTCGGCTTTCTCGAGATACAAGAACCCGCCGGTAGTCTCATGCTCCGGGTGTGCTGCCTTTTCGTCGTCTGTCATATACTCGCTATATTTCCAGGTAAGACAGTCTGACGGTATATGACAGAGCAAGCTATAAGCTCTTGAGTTGCGGAAATCGCTAAAAGTGATGTCTGTTTGGTGGTCAAAAAGACGAATTGTAGGCTCGGTTGTATTACAGTAGCCGGAGTTCCAGTTGCCGGAGTTCCAGTTGCCGGAGTTGCAGTTGCCGGAGTTACGGTTGCCGGAGTTGCAGTTGCCGGAGTTACGGTTGCCGGAGTTGCAGTCGCCGGAGTTACGGTTGCCGGAGTTACGGTTGCCGGAGTTCCAGTAGCCGGAGTTCCAGTTGCCGGAGTTGCAGTCGCCGGAGTTCCAGTTGCCGGAGTTCCAGTTGCCGGAGTTGCAGTTGCCGGAGTTACGGTTGCCGGAGTTGCAGTTGCCGGAGTTACGGTTGCCGGAGTTGCAGTCGCCGGAGTTACGGTTGCCGGAGTTACGGTTGCCGGAGTTCCAGTAGCCGGAGTTCCAGTTGCCGGAGTTGCAGTCGCCGGAGTTACGGTTGCCGGAGTTGCAGTCGCCGGAGTTACGGTTGCCGGAGTTACGGTTGCCGGAGTTCCAGTAGCCGGAGTTCCAGTTGCCGGAGTTGCAGTCGCCGGAGTTACGGTTGCCGGAGTTACGGTTGCCGGAGTTGCAGTCGCCGGAGTTGCAGAGACTACTTATTTCATCGGCAGTTAATTCACGTAAAATCTTAAGCCTGCGACCGACACTCTTATTTCCTTGCGTCTGTACTGCGCCCGTGACGCTTACTTCGCAGATTCGGCAAGGCTTACTGTAATAATCGTAGACGTCAACGCACTTCTTGCAGAAATGATAGCCGTTTTCGCATATCCTAACTTCGCCCTCGACAGTGTAGGTTTTACCGACCTCGTACACAGTGTTATCGCCGTGCTTAGTCGTCATGTCTGACAGGAACGCTTTATAGCCTTTCATTACTCACCATCTCCCAGAAGTCCGTAGATACGTTGTGGTAGCTGTCCTTGGTAAGCGTCTGCTACCTTGTCAGCGTCAACTCGAAGCGTTGTGCCAAGCCAGGACTCAGCAACTTCACGCCTGACCATCTCACAACCTCCGGGCAGCTCACCGTCTTGCGTTGCACACTCAAGTACCTTGTCTGGGTAGAGCGTGACTAGGCGGGTGAGTGTGTCAATGCCAGAGTCACTCGTCATGATCCAGTCAACAAACTCAGCAACACTCTTAACCTGTGGTACAACCTCAACCTTTGGCTTTGAGAGCCTTGCGGAGACGGTGCCAACCTTCTTGCCGTTCACTTTAAGGTCAAGCTTGGACACTCCCATTTGCACGTAGAGGTTTCTCAGTTCGTCATCAAGCTGTGTGCGCAGGTTGTCTGCTGCGTGTGCGTCAAGGTGCTCCTTGACCTTCTTCTGTAGAGCTGTTAGAAATGCAACTCTCTCAACTAACAACTCACGTTCTTTTTTGTTCATAATCAATCCTTTCTTAGCTGACTGAATCAGCTAGCCATCTATCCATTTCTTCGCAAGTGATCATGTATCCACGCTCTTGTCCTGCTGGCTTAATGAACTTGAGTGCTCCTGCCTTATGCTCGGCTCTTAGCATTGAGCCTGGGATACCAGAGTATTTAGAGGTTTGAGCAATCGTGTAAGCCAGTTGTGGTGGAAGTCCTGCAAGCACTGCTGCATTAAGTGAGCGAGAGCCGTTGACGGTCCCTGTCTTCTCTGCGAGCTCACGTTGTGCTTCAGCAGAAGCAATCATGAACTTCTCAAAGAGCTTTGCGAGAACGCTTACGTCTGCGGTAATCTCTTTCTGCTTCGTTGATGTCATCAATCCACCTCCAAACGGGGATAGTGATTGCTACATAGGGGAGAAGTCCTGGAATGCCACAGACTGAGACCGTGGCATAAATGAGAGCAAATAAGATGCCTGACATGGCGGAGACAATGTAAGCTCCAACGGCAATCTTCTTGATTTGAAGCGGTATACTCTTCATATGTTCACCTCCAGGGAGAACAGAGCCCTTGCATTGGTCGGACAATGTGAGGGCAAACTTTTTGCCATTAACCGATTAATAAATAATTCAGATACGCACAGTAACTAGCAGCTTGTAATCTTCCTCGTGAGAGGAGGTGCAAAATGAAACCTGAAAAACAAGAAGAGCTTGCGCTTGAACTTACAAAGGCAATCATTACTGGTCGAGGTAAAGAAACTAGCATTGATGAAGCAATCGAAATGTATTTGCTAGCTATTGACAAGGTAAAGACAAGATTGCCTTATAAAGCAGCTAAAGTTCAGAGGATTCTGTAGTTACTCTTCAATAAGCAGCTTTCCAATTTCTGCGATTGCCTGAGCAACTCCAGGGAGTGCCTGTATTGATTCTCTTTGTGCAGACACTCCATTTTTTTGATTGGTAACAGCTTCGTGTACAAAAACT